TTATATAACAGATTGATTCCGGAGTAAATTGAAATATGTCCAAAAAACGTATAGACATCTTTGATATTGACAAATTCATAAAAGAAAATAAAGAACTTGTCGAAAAATATATGGCAAAAGACACAATGTCATTGGTTATTGAAGATATACCAATTGCAAAACATGAATTGTTGGACAATCGTGTCGGAATCCCTAGCAGAAATTTTGATTATAAAGGTTTGACACTTGCTCACAAATTAGAAATTGTCAAATGCCGTGATGATGAACTTTACTTCATCGAGAAATACATTAAAATTCTAACATTGGACAATGGTGAACAACCATTTAAATTATGGGATTATCAAAAAGAACTGATTAAAACATTTGAAAAAAATAGATTTGTATTGTCAGTGCAAAGTCGACAGAGTGGTAAAACACAAACAACGGCTGCACATTTAACACATCGGATGACATTCTTTCCTGCTAAGAAAATTGCTATTTTAGCAAATAAATTTTCACAATCTAAAGAGATTATGTCACGTGTTCAGATGTCGTTTGAACGTTTGCCTATATTTTTGAAAAAGCCTGTTAAATCGTTCACAAAGGTTTCGATTGAATTTGAAGACCTAACTGAAATATTTTCAGCAGCATCTGAAGGAAGTGGCATTCGCGGAAAATCATGCGTTGGTGGCGACACTTATTTAACGGTTAGAAATAAAGAAACTGGTGAAATAGAAAAATTAACCATGAATGAATTACGTAAACGGATTGAAAATGAATCAAACAATATTGAAAAACACTAAATACGAAGTTTTGACACCCGATGGGTTTTCAGATTTTGATGGAATTATCATTAACCATGATAGAGACGTTATTATTGTTGATGATATTGTTTGCACACCGTGTCATAGATTTTTAGTTGATGATGAATGGAAAACCGCAGAATCATTAGATCATATCAAATTGGACGAAAGACAAGATGTTTATGACTTGATGAATGTCAAACTTGGTAATAGATATTATACCAACGATAAAGTTTCTCATAACTGTACAGATCTTTATTGGGATGAGGCTGCATTTACAAATAATGACTGGGAGTTCTGGGAAGCAAATTATCCAATCATTTCATCAGGCAAATCAACACGAATTATTGTTACGTCAACACCAAATGGTCAAAAAGGTGTATTTTATAATCTATATCGTGGTGGTAAAGAAGGCACAAATTCATTCAAAACTGTTGAAGTACCATACACACGTGTACCAATATATAACAATGAAAAATTCAGAACCGAAACGATTCGCAATATTGGTGAAGACTCATTTGCGCAAGAATATGCATGTTCGTTTAATAGTGCATCTGGTGCACTGATATCGTCGGCCGTGCAAGGTATATTGAAATCTAAAACCCCGTTGAATAATGCCCAGATTGTGAAGTCTGGTGATCCGATGATTCGTATATTCGAACAACCAAAGAAAGACCATACATATTGTATGACTGTTGACTGCGCAGAAGGTCTTGGACAGGACTATTCAGCTTTTGTTATTTTTGATGTGACAAAAGTACCATATAAGGTCGTTGCATCATATCGTAATAATTCGATTGCACCACAATTATTCCCAATCGAAATTATGAATGCTGTAAAACAATACAATGATGCATGGATTTTGTGTGAATTAAATAGTTCTGGTGCAATGGTAATCAGTGATATATTTAACGATTACGAATACGACAATATTATTAGAGTTGCTAAAGGACGAACATCTGGTGTACAAGAAATGTCGTTTTATCCAAATTCTGCATTAGGTCTAAAAACATCATTTCAATCAAAGCGTGTCGGGTGTTCTAGTGTCAAAACTCTTATTGAGACTGGAAAACTTGTATTAAACGATCATCTAATTATTGATGAATTTTCAACATTTGTTGCTAAGGGTAAATCATACCAAGCAGATGATGGATGCCATGATGATATGGCGATGTGCTGTGTAATTTTTGCTTGGTTGGTTAGTCAAGATAAATCAACAGAATTATTCAATAGTTCATTTAAGAAAGAACTTATTGAAGAATATACAGCAAAAGGTGAAAATTTTATGGTTAACATATTTATTGCTGATGGATTAGACTCTGAATATGAAAGACCAAAATCACGCGATTTGTATGACGGATTTTTAGATTAGAAAAAAGACCATGAAAATATTTTCATGGTCTTTGCTTTTTAAATATATTTAATGTTTGTTTCGTCTGTACTAATCACAAATTGTGTATTAGGAATAGCACCTGAATGTTTAATAATTTTTATAACATCAGTTACTTGAGAATCGACAATAACCAAACCAATATCATTTCGTCCACGAATATCAATATCAAATTGATTCGGAGTCTTAAACATCAGAAAATTGATATTACCTATTTTATGCGTTAGTCTATCTGCAATAAAAGAATCATTTACAATAAAAATGACTGGCTTATTATGTGTCTGAATATAAGTCATAGCATATGCTAACAGATTTGTTGTTTCACCACTTTGACGATATTCTTTAAATGAAATGATACAATTTTTACCAGAATTGAATACATTCCATAGAACATTTAAAACTTTTTCGTTAGCACCAATGTTCGGCATATACATCAATGCAGTGAGTTGTAATACGCGTTGAATGTTGCTATTAAGTAGCATTTTGAAAACTTGCATGATTTTGTATCCTTATACAAAGTAGTTTAATTTCGAAACATATTTATCTTGATTTTCATAAAAATGTTTCACTTCTTTTGAAGTCATCAATTCACCATATCTGATTGGCTGCATCAAACAAAATTTATCCAATCGTCTAATGCGCGATAATGCGACATATAATTGTCCATTAGAAAAACAACCACGTCCACCAGTGTTTAGAATTGCACCATCAAGAGTCAGTCCTTGCGCAGAATGAATCGTAATTGCCCAACCATATTTAATAGGAAATTGTTTAAATGTACCAATTACTACTAGTTTAAAACTGCCATCTTCTGTTACAACATATTCTTTTTCTTCCCAAACATTTTTTGCAACATGTACGATTCGACCATCAATCAATTCTATCACAACATGTGAATCAATTAAACCAACGACTTCGCCCCGGTCACCATTTACATACATACCATCACGGTCATTTGCCTTGATTAGCACTTTTGTACCAAGTTTTAATTTCAGGTATTCGTCGACTGGTTTAATCGATGCTTTATCAATTTCAGCAATATATTCTTTTTCAAATACGTCACCGAGGTTTTTATACATCGATTCGTTATATTCGCCCGCAATACCATTTGTTGATGCTAACATAATCCACGAATCATCAAGATCATTCTGATTCATACCAACATTGTTAATGTAATCAATATCAGCTTTTGCATCTTTATCACCAACACGGATTCTATTTAACATTTCAACAAAGTCCTGGTCAGATTGTCGCATACTTTCGTCTAAATCAATAGTGATAAAATTCGCTTCTTTCCATGATTTTGTATCAAAGCAATATACACTTTTGTATTTAGAGAAAAATGGGTGTTTTTCCGTTCCTGTGACGATTGGTTCCAATTGGTAAAAATCACCAATAACGATTATTTGTAATCCACCAAATGGTTCATTCGTTTCACGAGATTTTCGTAAAATACCATCAATCGCTTCAAAAATATCGGCACGGACCATAGAAATTTCGTCAATTACCAAACGTTTTAATTTTGGATTAGCCAAAACTTGACGAATTTGTTCACGAACATTTGGCGTTGTTAAATGAACACCCGTTGAAAGACCAAATGTACGATGAATAGTAGCACCCGAAATATTTACAGCTGCAATACCTGTTGGAGCAACAAAAATCGTTTCGTCGTTAATTTCTTCGCGAATCTGTTGGATGATATATGATTTACCAGTACCACCCGGTCCAGTAATACATACATTAAATCCAGACATGATTGCCTGAAAAGCTTTTTGTTGTTTCTTATTGAATCCAAACATTTCAGTAATTTCCTTATTCTGATTTAGGTTTGCTAAAATTGTATTTTGAAATGAGTGTCCAATTTTTGGCTTCTTCACGTTTCAGAACAAAAATTTCTTTAAATGTAATTTTGTTTTTATTATCTTCAACACGAGTAACATCAGTTCCGTTTGCGATTCTAATGATACCCCATTCTTGAAGCATATTAACGATAAAATAGAAACGATTCAAATCTTTTTCGGATAAAGTTATTTCTTTACCACGTGCTTTGAAAATAGATTTGAAATGAGTCAAATATTCTTTTCCATTGACTTTCAGAACATGCACAGTCTGTGTCAATGTTTTTGTTTCACGATTAGCAATACCAATACGTGAAAGTGTATCCTTTAAATACTTGTAGGATGACATATTTACAATTTCAATCATTTCATTTTTTAACACATCAGAATTATATTTTTCCATGTTGGAATTCCTTTTTTAACAATTCAATTTCATTTTGCGGCAATACTTCTAACATTTGTATTGCATTTTTCCTATTGTAACAAAACTTTTCTTGGATGTATTCCAATAATTCTTCATCATCGCTCTTTATTTCTTTTGCCCATTTACCAAATCTTTTTCGTTTTGGTACAGAATAAAATAAGAAGTCATAATGAGCTTGTGGATCTGTAATATTGAGTTTCGTCAATTCGGACACAATAAAAACAGTATCTTGATGTTGAAGAAATGCTTTTGCAGCCATCCACATATTATATGATGAATCAACAGTCCAATGTTCGCGCGACGATGAAATATTGTTAATCCAATCAAACGGACTTTTCTTAACAATTTTTTCTTCATCGGTTAATTGCGATACATCAATTGGATCATGCCCTTCAATATCGAAAAAATCACTAGTGTTCATTTAAAAATCCAGTGTTGTCAAAATTAAAACACAAGTTTCGGCGACTTGCATTTGAGCATCAACACATTGCCGAATGTTTTTATTACCATCACCGAGAATTTTAACCAAATCTGGAATCTGACTTTTATCAACCATAACATTCGTCAATAATGGATATAAACCGGTTTTCATATTATAGATTTGTTCCAATTCATGAGGATGATTAACAACCCAGTCCAAGCAATCTTTAAATGATTTTGCCTGAATTGATTTTACAAGACTGATTAAATCGGCATCACCAACAACATCGATAAATTTGTTTAATTTACCCGATTTGGTATAATTATTAAATTTACCAATGATTTTACGCAAATCTGGATAATTTGAACTAACGACATTTAGAATCAAATCAAATTGGTCTTCAGTATATTCAATTCCTTCTTCATTCAAAATTTCAACAACACGCAAAGCAACTAAAGGAATCAGTTCTTCTTTTTCGTATTTTGACATTGTAAAATCAAATTCGATACAACGCGAATTTAATGCAGAATGTACTTTAGACGAATCATTTGACGTTAAAATAAATCGCACATTCGGGAATTGCTCAATCAGACCGCGCATCGCCTTTTGACTCTGAACGCCAAAACCATCAAACTCGTCCAGAATGATGACCTTATACGCTTTATTCGTATTAGAGATGGACGCTGTATTGCAATAGTTAAATATGTTTGTTCTCACAGTATCGATGCCAGAATCGTTAGAACAGTTTATGATTTTATATTCAACACCGACGTCATTACATAGCGCACGCGCAATAGTTGTTTTACCACTGCCTGCAGGACCGGTAAAATGTGAATTTGTAATTTCACCTGATTCAACCATTGCCAAAAATTGTTCTTTTAGACGATTTGGTAAAATACAATCTTTTACATGTTTTGGTCGAAATTTTTCAACCCAAAGAGATGTTTTAAAACCTTCATTTTGTTCGATATCAAACATTACTTTTAAACCTCATATATGAATAATTTTAATTGGCTCTTGTAAAAGTTTTACAAGAGCCAATTGTGTTTAAACGCTGAACTGTGTCAAATCACTGTTACCGGTAACAAACACCTGACGATCACCAAAATCAAACATCGAAAGTTTATGCGCCGACAAATAAACGGTTGTATCAGCAACCAAATAATTCAACACATTGCGGTCGAGAACAAACGAGAATTTTTCAAATTCCGATGTATTCTCGCAAATCAAAATGCGACATGAATTCAATTCTTCATTTGAGGAATCAAAATTTTTGTTAAATCCTTTGAAATAGATATTACCATCACCATCAGATTCAAAACCAACAAATGGCAATTTCAATGTGGAAATTACAGTATTCATTCGTTTTACAATATCATGCGATAACGATAATTCTACATCACGACTTGGAAGCTGTGCAAGTGTTGGCTTAGATTTGAGAGTTTTAATTGCAGTTGCGGCACCCTCAATATAACGTAATTTCAAATCATCAGATTTAATTATAATTACATTTTCTTCGCTCAAATCCAAAACTGGCTCTTTCATTACAGAAAAGAGTGACATAATTTCATTCAAGTCGTAAATATTCACATCACGAGGAAATACTTCCGTAATATCAGCAACACCAATTGTATCACCACCGACGATAGTGATATATGATGCACCTTCTTTAAATTTCATTGTGCTTCCAATGCGTTGAAAATATTTTAGGTGCTCTAAAGTTTGTTGACTCAGTTTAACTTCCATGTTTAATTAGCCTTTCGTATATTCTAAAATTTGAAGCTTATAATCGTTCGTATGAACAGTTGTTTTTTCCTGAATATTAGGAAATTTTCTTGATAGCGACATACTAAATTTAGCATATGTATCATATTGATATTGAGCATTGTAAAATAAAATGTTGCTTTCGTAAACCAAATCAACCAAATTATTCCTCAGAAACAAATCATATATTTCAAGACCACCTATGACGACAATCTCTTTCAATTTGTTCTTTTTAATAAATTTTTTCAATTTACTTAATGTGTAAGTTCCTTCTTCATCAGAACGCGACATTACTAATAATTCACGTCCTTCCAATTTAGGCAAACCTTTTGCGGTTGTTTTTCCTACAACACAGTATTTGTTCATTGTCTGTTCTTTAAAGAACTTCATATCAGCCGAACATTTCCAAACTATTTTTCCGTTTTTCCCAATGCCATAAGTTTTTGCATCTTTAGCATAAATCATTATTACTTTACAATCACCAATCATAAATGTATTCCTATTTCGCTTTACACACACGTTCTCGTAATGAAGATGACGAAAATGAGTGTCTTCGTTTGTTATAATGGATTGGACATAAACCTTTTCCAGTATGATCAACATCACGATATTCTTCGCCAACGATACGAATATCAGGGTTTAGTGTCAAAATGATATCAACCAAATCTTGTTCGCTTTCAAACGGAATTACTTCGTCAACATATTGACATGTTGAAACCTGTAGCCATCTTTCAAATACACTTTGAATCGGTTTATTTTTTTCTGGTCTATCGATTGTTGGATCTGTTAATAATCCAACAATCAAATAGTCGCATAATGATTTTGCTTCAGACAACATTGCAATATGACCGGGATGAAATAAATCAAATGATGAAAATGTAATACCGATTTTTAATTGGTCTACATCAATATCAAGTTCATTTGCAATAGTTTTTCTGTCTTTCATTTTAAATAGCCAATCATTTCTTCATTCATCAAACTTCCGTCAAGAACTTCCTTCGTAAAGAACTGTTCTTGCAATTCTCTTAACATTTTATTATACAATTCGGGATCATTTTCCAAAATTTCAATTCGTTCTTTCAATTCTTTTGGATCGTTAATACGCAAAAAGTCGGGTACATTCAACAAATGCAACGAATCATAATTTTTATGAAAGAATGGGATAACACCATAACCAATCATTTCGAGGTATTTAAAGGTTACCCATTTTTGACGAATCGAAATAATGAACGTATATTTTACTTGTGATAAAATATTTGACAATTCTGACGGATGAATCGGTCCTTTAAAACGTTTGTCTTTTTCATAAATCTCATCTTTCCATTTGCCATATACGATTGCATCATCAGTCAAATATGGTTTGATCAATTCATAACGTTTTAAACATGGTTCACCTTCATTGAGAATAATGACAAGTTCATCTTGTCCAAATTTAAAACTTTTGTTAACATTAAAATTATAGGCAGAAATTCGTTCGGCGCCAAGATACGGTATATCTAAATCAATTTCAATAGGATTGCCATTGCGATCAATTTTTTGTGTCTTTTCTTTAATAACGGTTTGTGTAATAACCTTTGACGGCATATTAAACAAATCACGCATAAATGTTAACATCTTTTGACGAGGATCTGTCTGAACATAAGTCCATTTAATACCCGAATCATTGATATATCTAATCATTGGGGCAATATAACGAATAGCAAAATTCATTCGTTTGTGTGGTGAATATTTTTCTTGAGCATAACGAATACCCGATATACCGTCAATAAAGATTCCACCTTTAACGTCAATGCCATCCATTCGTTTTAAGTAAAAATCTTCTTTGATTTTATCGAGTTTGTCAACATCACGTTTGAAAACTGAAATTACATTCTTTGGTTTATTTTCAATTTCTAATGAATCCCATTGGTTTTGTCCAACGATGTAAAATGTATCATCAGGATTATGACGAGCCAAAATCAAAACCATATTCAAACCATCAATATCACCATCAGCGGCTTTAAATTTTGATTTGTCAAATTTGAATGATTTTCCAATTTTACCAATTACATAATTAGCCATTCTTATATTCCTTAATTGCACGTTCAATCATAGAATCGACATATTCTTTATCATCATGGTATTTACGCATCCTAATCCAGTGCGTAATTTCAAGAAGCTTAATGTATTTATTTGAATGATATTTTTCGCATAATGACAAATAGTCGTTTTTAATATTTTCACCAAATCTGTCACATGACACAATGAATTTTGATATATCCAATAACCATGATTCATATACACGAGGCGGTAAATTGGCATCAATTAAATAGTACTTTCTGACATCCTCAGTCTCGTAAATATGAAAGTCTTTAAGTCCTACGATGATATTATCGTACGAGAAGTCGCCGTGACATAGGGATGAATTGGCATCATAAAAATCACTATGTTTGTTTAGTTCATCCAAAACAAATTTTGCATATTCTGGATTGTAGATATTGAGATGGTCTTTTACACGTTCGATATATGAATGAAATTTCGCCGAATATATTGACGGCTTATCTTTGAAAAATTCGACAATCTTTTCAATGCCTTCTTCTGTTGGATACAAATAATCATCTTTCTGATAATCAAATGCATCCTCAACAAAATCCATGCAAATCGTTTGCCCAACCAAAGAATGTAATTTTGGTACATCAAACGGTTTATCGTTATACTTCATTACTTCGTTATACCAATTTACATAATCGTATGCATTAGAACATGTTTTGTAAATACGATCATCGTGTCGTTCAACAACACTCCCCGACAAACCACTCGTAATCGGTGTTATATCGAGCTTTAAAAATTCATCGGGTCTAATGGCCCTATCATCAATATAATAATCGGCTAATTTTTTCTGAAACGACAACGATGTATATTTAATACCATGTTTGGTAAAATATTCCAGAATTTGATCACGGTATTTTTCTTCTGCTTCTGCACGTGTTTTACAAGACAAATTTCCACGTGCAGTCACATAATGAATTTCAACACCAGAATCATAAAAAGCATTAAGCTTCCTAATCAACGGAATATTTGGTGTCGCATTTGCAAAATCACGATTATTTGTAAAAGAAATTGTGTCATCAATATCTACAACTAAACTTTTCATTTTTAATCCTCATAATACCCAAACACAGATATATTTAGTATGCAATCAAAATCATCACATTCATATCGCAAAAGTGCTTTAACATATGACATAATATATTCATTATCGCTTGATTGAAATACCGATTTTGGGATTTGAATAATTTTTGAATGTGTAATATTGGACTTAGTTGATTCTTTATAACACACAAAACAATTTGCAATTTGAGCCATATTATACCGCCATAGATGCTGTTAGTTTATCATGACTTACATAATCAATAACTTTAATGTCATCCATTGTGTAAGTGAAAATATCTTTTTCTGGATTCAACCATAACATAGGCAAAGTCAATGGCTCGCGTTCGATTTGTTCTTTCAAATTGTCAACTGCATTCTCATAGATGTGTACATCACCAAGAGAGCCAATCAATTCACCAACTTCAAGTCCTACTTCTTTTGCCAACATATGAGTTAAAATTGCATAAGAAATAATATTAAATGGCAAACCTAAAAATAGATCAACACTTGCTTGAGTCCACATACAATTTAGTTTTCCATTTTGAACTTGGAATTGAACTTGTGTATGACAAGCAGTTAATGCAGCACTGTTAATTTGTTCTGGACTATATGACAGCATAATCATTTTACGACTGTTTGAATTTGTTTTCAATTCGTTGATAAGCCACGTCAATTGGTCAAATTCAATATATCCATCAAAATCTGATGGAATTCCAAAATGTCGCCATTGCATCCCATACACATTACCAAGATCGCATAATTGTTGGTTTTTGTTTAATTTTTTACCAGTCCAAGCTTCCCAATTGTCGGTCCAGATTGTGCGTTTATCTGATAATTCCGATACTGGCTTACCATATTGAATTTCGGCTAATCGACGCTCAGATGTAGAACCTTCAATAAACCAAAGCAATTCCGCAATGCATGCTTTCAATGCCATCTTTTTGGTGGTTAATACAGGTAAACCTTTTGACAAATCAAAACGAATTTGACGGCCAAACACAGTATAAGGTGTTGGAATATTAGTACGATTTTGTTTTGGCGTACCGTTTTCAAGAACATCTTTTACTAAATCAATATATTGTTTCATTTTTAAATCCTGTTTGTTAAATATTTTCATCCAATAATTTTGTGCGAATCATATTATTGACAAGTGTCAAAATCATCGAAACTGTATCGGTATCAATAAATGATCGTCTCTTTTTCGATGTTATACTTTCAAACCCATTACGATCAAAATTAACATCATACACATATTCTGAAAATTGTGTAAACACATTCGTAACGGCATTATCAGACCATTTTATCGCTATCAAATTCAACATGCTCTTCGTTTTGCCATAGTCAACAATTTCTATTGTTGATGTATAGCCAATGTGTTTCATATACAAATTAACGTGTTCTATTGCTGCTTTTAGACAAATATCACTAATCACAAAAAATGTATTATTCATTATTTACACCATTCATTTCTGTTAAAATCGGATGTGTTTTAAATCTTCTATTGTAAATGCAATTATAACCTAAATACACAAAATCTAAAACATCACCGAAGAACATTTTACATAATTTAATATTTTCATCTTCGGTGATTAATTTTTCAACGTTTTTTGTGTCAACATTTTTTAAATATTTTACCAAATTATCAAAGATTGTTGCATGAATTTCTTCAGAAACTTTTGCGCATTCTCTCATAATACGATAATGGTTATCATCATTAACCATAATATGCTCTACTGAATTCACTTTATACAAATGTTTACAAATCTCAACAGCATTGTATTTGTCTCTGACAATACGATTTGCCATCACAGATGCTTGATTGCTTATCATGTCGTCCGTTGAAATTTGATGCGGTCTCAATTCAATATTAACATATTCATTTTTGGAATCATCAATGTCTTTGATATATTCCAAAAATTCCATGTATGTTGGCCGTTTTAATTGACGTTTGCGTGAACGATTGTTCAGATTGTCTAAATCAAAATATTCTTTTTTGAAGAATTTCGATTTGACAATTTTTTCGAACATTTCAGCCTTTGTCATATTATATTCAATTGTGACAGGTTTGTCAATATCCAACAAACGTAGAAGCTGTTTAATAGACAAACTCGTAGTGACAGATTTTGATTTGCTATATCTAAATTTGATGCTTCCGTCACACGAAATTTTGAATCCGGCAGCATTTGTCATTTTACCGACGAAATTGTAAAAATCACCATGATTGTGTAACTCCCATACGTCGGCGATATTACCCATCTCTTTGTCAGCCAAAACGATATCACACTGGAAAATCACATCATCAAATTGCAATTTCAATGAGCTGCCATTTTTGTCGAGTACATAATTTGATAATTTTGTCAGAACATCATCTTCATCGACATCATAAACAACTAAATCGACATCACCAAAATCTATTTTGTCTGTTAATTGTTTTGTGATATGGCCTAAATTACCAATAATATCTTTGATTTTATCACAAACGAAGTCATATTGTTGTTTTGACATTCTTTCAGTATTGAATACTTTACCACCCATAATAATTCACTTTCATAATATAACAATCTTCTAATAAATATTATTATATCATAGTTTTTCGTATTGTGCACTATTAAAAGGAAAATTTACACATGTCAGCATATGATTTAAAACCAAAATGGTTACCTGATGAAAAGGTTGTCGCAACAAAACTTGGGTATGAACACAAAGATACTGGTGAAGTATTGGTATCTTTCGCTTCAGTTGGTGGTTTACCAAATGCAAAAGCCAGTGTTTTTATGCAAAAACATCATTTAGAAGAGGCTGCTGCTAAAACACCAAAAAGCACTGAACAACAAGGAGCTCAGCGCGAAGGCTCACAACAAGCATCTTCTGGTGAATTAGCACAACAATAATCATGACAACACCAAAATTTCAAACAACATATAATCCTGCTAGGAATAACACCTTTGAATTTGCGATTTTTGGACAGAAAAAATTATCGTTACAATGCGAAGGTGTACCATTAACTGGGATTGTGTTGGGT